CACTGATCTCAAGTCTTGTGATGCCCAACTGTTCTTCGAGTATCCTGAACACAGGAATACCTCTGTCAGCCAGCCTGTTAAGTTCTTCAAGACCCAAACCACCCGATGTTGTTCTTGCCAACAAGTCAGTGATTGCAGTCAATGACCCCAATTGGTCAGTGGTCACCGCCGCAGTGTCTGTGAAAGTGGTTAGTAATTTTTCTGTGGGTTCAATGCCAGCGGCTTTGAGTTTGATGAACGTCTGTGAAAGGTCTTCCACACCAAACTGTGTCTTGGTTGCGAACCTTGATATGAAATCAAATGCTTCCGCACCCGCTTGGGCCGAACCAGTCACTGATGCCAGTGAAGTCCTTAGGTCCTCAAATCTCGCTGTGGTGGATACGATGCCACGCACCACTGTGCCTGTGGCTATACCTGCCAGTGTGGCTATCAATAATTTGCCACGTGTGTTGATGCCAGCCACCGACTTGTCGAGGCCTTTGATCCTTTGGTCTATTCTGCCCAGCGCCGCCTGAGTTTTATCTACGACGCGAACGTTTAGGTCGAGATTTGACATCGTTCATTACCTTCCTTTTTTCATCGTGTTGCAGTTTGAACCATGCTCCCCACAACTGTATCTCAAGGACACTAAATTGTAAAACTTCTTCAACGGATCTACCCAACTCTTGGGCAATTTTCATGATCAGTTGAAATTCAGTGTCCTCCTTTAGTTTTTTTCAACGTCTCCCGGTTGCACATCCAATGTCGCTGAATTGATTGCACCAGCGATCCTTGTGATCACTGCTGGATCAACTTCATTCATCAGTGTCCACTTGTCTCCCGATTGGAACATCTTCTTGCCATCCGGTGTTAAACTTTTTTGGATGATTGATTCCACCAATGCTTCAACCACTTTGCCCTGTTGTTGCAGTTCAAGTATCTTGGACTCAACGGCAAATGGGTAAGCACCCTTGTAGTAGACATCAGTCTTCCATTCTGTTATCGTAATCTTTTTTAATTCTCCACTTAACTTTTGTTTGAAGTGGTCTTTTGCATTATCTAAAACTGACATTAGTATCTTCTCCTGCTTATCGCTTGTAGTGTTGGTTTTAATATACCCTGTGGTGCTTGTCTTGACGAACCCTGTTCAAGTTTGTCTATATACACCACACGGTTTTGCACCACATAGTTTTTACCCTGTTTGGTGCGTTTCCAACCACGTCGGGCCTTGCCCAACCTGATCGGAGTGTTGGCACGGGCCAACACCAAGACATCATTGCTCACGCGATCCAACAGTTGGTTGATGCGTTTGGCAGTTTTCTGCTTGTATTGTGTTATGCCCGTGACCCGTATGTCTAACATATCAATTAGGCGTCGTATGCCGCTGTGGTTAGGGCACCTGAGCCTTGGAAGTTCACTGTGGCAGTGATCAAGTCATCGAATGATGCTGTTCTTGACACTGAAGTCACGATGATTTCACCTGATAGTTTGAAGCCTGCTGATGAACTTGGGTATAACTCGATGGTTAAACCTGCGTCACCCTGTGCTGGATCGAAAGCCGCATGTTGGATACTGCCTCCTGCTCCTGAGTCTTCATAGACTACTTCCATTGATCCACTGAATTGGTGCAATCCACTCTTGTATGTTCGAGCGGCGTCACCCATCACTGTATCTTCGATCACATCTTTTGTGTGATCAACTGTCCAAGATCTCACTTCTGCTATTGTAATGAGAGATCCTGCTGAATCGTCAATCTTAACTTGACCATTCTCACCTGTGTATGTTGCCATTAGTCGGTCTCCTTGTCATTAATGGTGTCATTGATGAAACCTTCATTCTGTTGCATGAAATCATGCTCCTCATCAGTCAAAGTTTCTTCAACAACGGGTTTTGGTTTTACAACCTTGGCCTTTGCTTTGACATTGGCTTTTGGTTGTGGTTTACTTGAAGTGGCAGAAGTGATTGTAGTCCATCCTTCCTCTTCAAATCTTTTTACACGACCGGGCTCTACCTGTTTGGTTCTTTCGCCTTTGGTCATTGTGATATATTTCATAGGCATTATAATGCTCCTTTTCTAAAGTTATATCTTACTTCAACAACCATCACAAATTCACCCAGTGGTGGAATCCGTGGTTGGATTGTGACATCCCGCACACGGGTCGTGGTGTTCAACCCTTCTCCAGCACTGTCGATTGCTCTCATTCGGTCGTCGTTGAGTGCTTCCTCGATGCGTTCTATGAGATCATTTCTTTTCTGATCCACTGAAACTATGTGAGTGTTGCGAGAATCGGATCTCACATATCCACGTATCGAAACTTCTATTATACCCCTTCTATACCCACCCATGGCGATGTCTTCACGTGTTTCATTGCCTGTCTCAACCACCACAGCGGGAAACTGTGTGATTGCTATCTTTTCTATCTCGATGGGTTCACGTGTCACCAATCCTGGTCGTGGAGGTGACATGTCTGATAAAACTTCTATGATGTTTTGTGTTATAAGTTCCCTTGTGCTCATTACCTTTTAAGTCGTAGGTAATAAGTGGGCTCTTTCTCTGCGTTGTCAATGGTGCCATCCGCGTTCTGATCATACTCCACACCATCCAACAATATTTTGTCGAAGATGCGTGAATACTCCTTGCGATAATAATCGAACTTCCTTTCGAATATGTCCGCCTCTGAGTTGAACGTGGATAGTTTTGGGAAAATCATGTATCCGAGACAGTATAACGCCACACACTTGGTCCATTGGCTGTTGGTCAATAGATCAGCATTCATCTCAGATTGTGCTGTGCCCAATATGGAAATATCATATCTGCCAATTGCACTCGTGGGCCACCAGCGAATACGGATGTCTCTTGTGACCTCCTCAGCGGCTTCGGTCATTTCATCATCGAATGAATCCACTCCAAAATCTAAAATGTTTGGTTCGAGTTTTTTGATGTCTTGGATCGTTATTGATAACATTTTCAGTCCTTCTTATGTCCTACAAGTCCTTCTTGTATCTGTATTTAAGCTTGGTGCCTCGAAAGACACCAAGCGTCATGCCAGTAGATATACGCCATCCTGTAGGATGACATGTATATTTACAGATTAGTTGGACGCATTTGCGTCACACTCTACACGAATTATTTCTTCGTCTTTGAGTTCAAGCACACCAAATGTCATTGATGCCACAACTTCTTCACCTCTTACTGAAGCGTTTCTTTGTGTTTCAATTGTGATGTCTTTCTTCAATGCAAGACCAAGTGCTTCTGGTGTGAACACAGCCGCAGTTGATGTTGATGAAGAGTCGCCTACATTGTCTGAACCAACAATAGCTGATTCAAAAATGTTCACGCCGTATACTTGCCCAATGAAGCCTGATCTTAGTGCTTCGTTGCCGATGTCGCTAAGAGCCTGACCGCCTGAGTTTGAATAACCTGCGTTAGTTAGGACTTTCTTCAAGTTGAACGCCGCGTTTGGAGATACCACACAGTGATATGGTCCATACACGTTGTTTGATCTTAGTTTTGCCACTGCTTGTAAGATCAAGTCAGGTGTCAATTCAGTTGAAAAGTCACCAACTTTCTGTGAAGCGCCAGCGAATAAAGACACAAGGTCCTCATCCACTTTCTTTGCAAGTGTTTCACCAAAGATTCTTCCGATTGAAGAAGCAACGTCCTCAACCGCAGAGTCTCTTGCTGTGTCTGTCAATGTTGTCATTACAGCAATTTCGTCTGTTGTGATTGATTTCGTTGTTGTTGAGATTTGAGTGTTGGAAGCGTCTGTTCCTTCACCTGATGTTAATGCACCAGTTGTCAATCTTGGATAGATCGGCACCTGTGCTGTTTTGCCCGGCTGGTTTGTTAGATTGTATTCTCTTACAAGAGGTCTAACAATAGCTCTCTCCTGTGCTTCAAACATAGAAGCCTGTTGGATCGCTGTAAACAGACCGGATAGCGTAGTCGATGTTGATTCGTTTGCCATCGTTTTTGTCCTTTCGGTTTATGTGTTAATAAAGGACCTAAACACGAACTCCCTTGTCACGCATCATCTGTCTGTAGATGTCGCGGTGCTTTGGATTTTTCATGTCCAATTGGTCCAGTTCAAGTTTCACTGACGTGTTCTTGCCCTGTGCACCTTGGGTGCCCGAGCCCGATGGACCTGCTGTTCTGAAATGAGGGTTTGCATTCAAAAATTCATCAACAAGTTTTGATACCGGCAATGGATCACCATTGTCATCATATCTCACTTGCCCAGAAGCATCAACTACATCAACGCCACCCGCATCATTCAACCTCAAAGAGTTTTTCAACAGTGAAACCACTTGCTGTGGATTTACTGCCTTGCTCTTCGATGCCTCCTGGAGCAGAGTGCCATCGACCTTGATAGAATGAAGTTCCGACTCGTATGTTTTGATCTTGCTGTTGAACTTTTCTGCTTGTTCCTTCAACAAGGTTTCATACTGCCCACGCTTTTCAAGTTCTTCCTGTTTGCGTGATTCTTCTTGTTCTACCAAACTCTTGTAGTGGTCAACATCCACGCCTGAATATTTCTTTTCAAACTTGGATCTTTCTCTTGCTACTCTTTCAGCAACAATCTTGTCTACCTGTTCTTGAGTCAGTGCCTTCTGTGTGTTTTCTTCAGTTTCTGAAGGAGACTGCTGTGAAGTTTCAGCCTCGATTTTACCAGTGTTTTCTTCTGTCATATAACCTCCTTTATGGTTAGAGTATCCCCCGTCTAAATGACGTTGTAATTTTATTTATTACTATTTGCTTTTGCGTCCGCCTCTTTTGCGTCCGCCACGTTTCTTCTTTTTTCTTCCGCCTCGCATTGCCATGGTGTGCTCCTTTCTATTCGTCGTCTATGCCTTGCCACGAAGGATGTATCCTATCCTTCATTGGCAGTATGTCCTGTCTGTGTTCCTGGATTTCCTTGCGGATCTCATGGCACAGTTTTTTCATGTTCATCAAGGCATTGCGACAGAATCTATGATTGATGTTGTATCTCTTGACATAGCATTGATACAACTGGAATTGGAATTCTTGGTAGTTTTGTTCTAATTTTTTTACGAGGTCAGTCTTGTAGTCATAGTGACCATGATACTGTTTCTTATGAAAGGGTGAGTCTTGCCTGCGTTCCACTATGCATTGAATCCTTTTTTCCATGCTTGGATTGACCAATATGCAGGTGACAGTGTTTTTTGTCCACGCACATCTTTGAGTATGCCTCCCATCCTTGCCAAGAAACTCTTCTGTCTTGCTGGATTGTTTTTGCGGATACGCATGGTAGGATCACCAAATGTCACCCTGTTGATGTTGCCACTGCTCTTGTTTTTGACATACACACCAAACTTCTTGGATGAGCCCGAAGGCAACCTAAACGGTTTGTTCAATGAAACTGTTCTGCCTCTATACTTGGCCATCTTGATTCAATAACTCCTGTTTGGCTGAATCAATGTCTGCTTGTGTGATTTCAGGATGTAGATCCAGCATCTGTTGGTCCGTGTATCCTTCCATTATCATGTCCTTGATGTGTTGGCTTCTGGTCTCTGGTGTGGTGGTTGGATGTTGCATTTCCTCACCCATGATCTCATCAAACTTTTCTTGATCTTCAACGATGGTTTTTAGGAGCATGTCGTCCAGTGCCTTGATAATCTTAGGATCTTGCGGTTTGGCTTCCTTGGCTTGTTTGAGCATGGCCACTTCATTGGCTTTGTCCTGTATGGAGAATGATCTTGGATAGTGTATCTCTCCATCGAATGCAGTGCCCTGCAATCTTGCATAACAACGCCATATCAACTCCTCCGCATGTTCGAGGTTCAAGGCTATGTCTGCCAATCTTGCATTCAACATTTGGAATTCTGTCTGTAAACCAACTCCTGATAGCCTTCTTGATTCGATTGATCTGATGCCACCCAAACATGCCATTCGATCAATGGATTCGATCTTTTGGTTGATTGAATTAATCACTGATTCAATGGATGCACCATTTGGTTGTAGCAAGAATGGACGCAGTCCTGGATCAATGCCTTCCTCCATCTGTATGATCGCACCAGCACCAGCCGAAACTTCAGTGCCCGGTGTTTTACACAATGTAGGATGATTGGTAAGTCTAATGATTTGTTCGATCTCTGAATATTCCTCATATATCATTTTGGTCATATCTGCGATGTCACTCATTATGCTAACACCAATGCCACGTTTATTACCTCTTTGAGAATACACAGGCACGCATGGAATCATACCAATTTCATTTGGTTGTTCCGATATGATGCGTGGTTCCATATCTTCGTTGAGTTGATATGCTGTGATCATGTCCATGGTGTATTCTCTGATCACAGAGTAATCTTTTTGTGTCTCCTCTTTGACTTTGAGGTATGTTAGTTTGTAAAGTCCTGATGGTTGTCTTTCATAGTTCCAATCCAACACATTCTCAGGAGTGAATATCTGCACGTATGGTCTTATGCCCTGCTCCAACTCATCTGCACGAGTGAAAGCATTTGAAACTGGCTTGTCGATGCATACCCATACATGTCCATACACCATTGCGAATGTTGAAACATCTCTCATGAACTGATCAAATGATCTGCCATCAAGGTCAGCATCCTTCATGAAGTTGTCGATGGAATCATCCGACTCCAAATTGCCCAACATCCTTTTTGGTTCTTTCCTAAACAAGAAACTGTTGTAAATGCCTGTTATCGCTTTGACATGGTTGTCCAATGCAACCTGTCGCAGTCTTTTCATGTAGTCATCTTGTGACTCGAAGTAGTAAGGCTCTAAATATTTGCCCAAGAAGTATGTGTATCCACCCTCATATATGGCATTGAGGAAGTCCCATCTCGAGATATAAGTTTTATACAGAGGATGTGTTTCCAACACCTGGTCTGTGGTCGAGCTCATTATGCCCGGAACATTTTTGCCTGGTTCGTAGATGGCCATTAATAACTTCCTCCTCTAAATGTGAATCTTTGTTGCGGTTTGTTGTTATGTATTGTGGTCACTGGATACAAATAATCTATTAGATAACTTGCGGCATCAAACATGTGTTCATTGCCATCTTTGTTGATCACTGATGTGTCTTCCTTGTAAGATAATCGCTCCAATGAACGGATGATGTTTCTGCACTTGGGTGTCACATACATGCCGATGTCTCCGTGTGCATTTTTTAATTTTGTGTTGAGTGCGTTCACCCTGTCCTTGACTGGTGTGTGTGATGATCTCACTTTGATCTGTATGCCATTGTTCTGTATGATGGAAAGATCTGTGCGACCTGCTGGAGCATTGGTTTTCCTTTGCCTACCAGCAGGGTCTGGGTAGGCTATGATCTTGGAAGATCCATAGCGTCTGCGAAGTTCATCGCAAACCTCTTGTGTATTTGCTCCATCAATTGCTATTTCGTCTATAAAATGAACATCACGGTCAATCACTGCTATTGCTACACAGTGAGGTGCGATATTAAAATCCCAACCAACATGGATGATGTCTGTTGCACCCGTGTATGGTTTGACGTGTGTGTCTCTCTTAAAATTGTATGCCACTGACTTGCGCCATGTGGTGAATGATGCCAAGTATTCCTGTTCGAATGTTTGTTCATCCATTTCTTGTTTGGCTTGTTCAATTTCTTTTTGATCAACGATGCCACCATCGATGGTTCTGTATGTGTGGGCACCCCAATCTTCCTTGTCCTGTGCTTCGGTATACATGTCATGGGAGAAACTGCCAACACCCCTTGGTGTGCCAATGAACAGTGCGTGACCTTGTTTGTCAGACAGTGTTGGTCTCAACACTTCGGTCCATGCTCTTCTATCTATGTCTTGGAATTCGTCCATCACAAGGAAATCCAAACCAACACCTCTCAGTGAATCAGGATTGTCTGCGCCTTTCAATTGTATTCTTGATCCGTTGGTAAGTGTTATTTTTAATTCTGCTTCGTTGATTGTTTTGACCCAACGCAATTCTTTTAATTTGTTTTTCAACTTGTCCCACCAAATCTGTTTGGCCATCCTGTAGGAAGGTGACACAGCGAAACATTCCGACATTGGTTTCTTGGCGGCAAATTTTGATATCTCTCTGATGCCACAGTGTGTCTTGCCAAAACGTCTACCTGTCACAGCAACACGGAATCTGCTGTCATCCTTACAAATGGTTGCCTGTGCTGGAGTCAATGCCATTATGAATTTTCTCCTGGTAGATCATCATCGGACCATGGTAGAGGTGCAGTTGCTTCTCTGTCTTCCGGATTGTCCTTCTGCGCCAAAAATTGTTTAGAAAGCCAAATCAACATTTTGGTGTCACCATTCATGGCTTTCTCAAACTGTCTCTTGCGGATGTTCTTTCTGCCCTCCGCTCTGCCTTTTTCTATGATCTTCATGAATCTCTTACGCACGAATGCCTCAGAGACTCCCACAGTTTCTGCTATCTCTTTGACTGAACACTGCACTGATGCAAGATTGTAGATCAAGTTTCTATCAATTGTTTTTGCTTTTGCTGTTGTCATTACAGTTGTCTTTCTATGACTTTGATTCTGAAGTTCCTTGAATCCTTCAGTCCGTTGGTTGTTGTAATTCTGTATTCTATGTTGTATATCTGACCGCCTTCTCCGCCTGAAATGTTTGCCGTCACTTTGTAGTCTGTGGTTGTGGTTGAATCAATTGCTATGGATGATGAATCGCCTAATGTGTTGGTTGCTGTCACTGTTGCACTGGTGATGGTATCTGCAGAAGGCATCCAGTTTGTCCAATCCAGTGTGTAATCCAATTTTGAGAATGGATCTTTTTCGATGTATGCGCCTTCGTTGTCTTGCTTAAAACCTGTAAGTTGTGCCATTAGCCACTTCTCCTATCATTTCGTCCTGGTGAAGACCCAGTCACTAAACTTAATGTTTGAACTGCCAACTGCCGGGTCTCTGTGGGCACTTGATATGTTCTAATTTCATTATCAATCTTATTTACACGAGTTTCACCGAGAAGTTCGTATTCTCTTTGTTCAAACCCCACAGGAATCAGCCTTGATTCCTCTTTTACTGTGAATTCTCTGAATGGATCCAACACAAATAGGTTGGCAAAACTGCTTGTGGTAATGGTCGATGACAGTGTGCTGGATGCGAAGAACGTGATCCTTGCGTCCGATGACACTGTGCTCACCATGTTGATTGTGCTTGAGGCATCCACCACCACCACTGCATCCGCACTGGTTGTGAATGTGTTGGCCATTGTGGCACTGGCTCTCTCCAAGTCCAATGATTCCACCACTGTGAGTGTTGCAGTCACAGTGAGATCCGAAGATCCTACTTTGGTTGGTGACGCAGTGGCAGTCTGTGTGATGGCAGTGCT